GCGATTCTGCGGATCGTTGAACTGCTCAACGGTCATGTCCTCGTAGGCGAAAATTTGGCAAGTGCTGAAGGACGATGCGCCCTCAACGCCGACCAGCCCACCCGGACGCGACAGGAAGTACGCGCCGTCGCCGTAGACGTACGAGGAAGTGAGGGTCGAAGCACCCTTCTTGCTCGTCACCTTGACCGAGTCATCGACCACGACATCACCGAGTCCGAACAGGGTCGGCGGGATGCCCCAGCGCGAGAACGTGTCCGAACCCTGAAGGAACGACAGGGCGGCGGGGTAGTTCTTGACGTAAGCCTTGACTTCCGGCGACTGCGACACGACCTGCGCGATGGTCGGAGAGATGACCATGATGAGTTGGTTGGGAGCAACCGCGCCACCGCTGGACAGGCTGACGAGGCGCATGACCGCCTGAATGGTCTTCTGAATGTAGCCATTCGCCTCGCTGCTGTTCAGCCACGTTCCCGCGCCGATGGCGGCAGCGGCAGGGTCAGCAGCGTAGTTGCTGCCCCAGTTGCCCGAATCAGCCAGCACCGCCGCAGCGCGGTTGGTGCGGGCGGTCATCGCCAACTGCGCCTTGCTGCGAGCGTGCTGCGCCACGATGTCCCACGCCGACTGCTGCGCAGTCTCCTGCGGGATGTAGAACGGGAACGCGTAACGCTGCGTTGCGTACTGAACGAAGTCAAACGCGTTCTGCTTGCCCGTGGGTCGGTCGTTGCCGAGCGGCCAAGCGAACTCGCGGTCGCTCGTCAGACGGACGTTGTCGGGAACGTCCTGCCGCAGATAGTAACCCGTCATCTTGGTGACGGGGACCAACTGCGCGTAGCGCGTGAGGGCGAACGAGTTGACGCTGCGGGTGAACTCCACCTGCAGCGCACCCGAGACAATGTCATTGGTGGACGGGACGTAAGTCGAAAGTCCACCACCTGCAACCGTGAAAGCCATGTGTGTTTCCTCCTGTGTGGGTGATGGCTTCTATCAGACGATACGAGTGCCGATGCGGAAGGCGCGAACGATCTCGCCAGCCGAACCAGCCTCAAGCGCGATGTAGTAGCACACCTGCGTCGAGGTTCCGGCAACGGCCTTGCCATCCGCGTCCGAAGTCAGCAGCGAACCGATGCTGCAACCGCCCGTGTCGAGTTCCACCTGCACGGTGTTCGTCGGCTGAAGGCTGATCTGATCGCCCGCAATGGCGTTCCAAGTCGAATCAAAACGACGAACCGAGCCATCGGTCACGCCGAGGATGTTGTCCGACGCGGCGTTGGCCTGCTGGCCCGTGAACGCGGAGCCCGTGTTGATCTCAACGAACCGGAACGGGGCGATGTTGCCGGAAGCGGTGAGGTTGGGGATGAATCCAAAGTCTGCCATGTGAGTGTCCTTTCCTTCTTACCGCTTGATGCGGCTGTTGATTGCCTTCTTGAACTCCTCCGGCTTGCCCGCATACTCGCGGACGAGGTCGGAGATTTCCGATGCCTTGATGTCGCCCTGCGGGAGCGCAGCGCGGCTCATGTCGATGCGGACCCCCATCGGGTCGCGGGCAAACAGGTCGCGCCACGCCTCAAGGGTTTCCGCCGCGTTGCTGCTGGCGGCAAGTTCCGCGAGCAGGCGGGGACGGTGCGAAGCGGGGATGCGGTAGCCCTCCTGCTCCATGAGGTCCAGTTCGCGGCTGAACCGCTCACGGGCAAACTCGGCCTTGAGTTCGCGCAGTTCACGGGCCTGCCGAGCGTTCTCGCGGCGCAGCGCGAACGTGTCGGCCTTGCCGGGACGAGCGGCGGGGAACATCGCCTCCTCCATATCGTCCTCCTCCTCCTCCTCGCCGCCGTGCGAGTCGATGTCGATGTGCACGCCGTCGCCCTCGCCGGATTCCTCCGCGAACTGGTCAACGATCATGTCATCAGCGGCCATCTCCTCCTTCTTCTCCTCCTCATCGCCCGTGCCGTAGTGCTTCTTCATCATGGACTTCATCTCGTCCATCGAAGCCTTCAGCGCAGCGATTTCCTTCTCGTAATTCATCGCCATGTTGTTGTCCTTCGTACCGGGAACGAACGTGGATAGCCCGCCTCCGACCGTCCCCATGTCGAAGCGAAGCGAACGTGAAAACCGGACCACTTCACCCGTGCGGGTGAAGTGAGTGTCGGGGAGCGGGCGGCGCGGGGTTTCACGCCCGAGCAGCGCGACTTCCGACAGGTGATTCTGTTCCGCCCAAATCTCCGCGCTGCGGCGCGGGAAGGCGTTGGTGGCAAGAAGGCGGTCGAACACGGATCGCTCCACTTCGCAGTCACCCACGATGTATCCGACCCCGTCGCGCTCCTCGTATGCAATGTCCGTGAATCGGCCCACCGCCGACTTCGGCTCGTTGCCGTCCTTTTCGTGCATGACCACCAAGCGAGGCATGGACCCGCGTTCCATGTATCGCCGCGTGCTGTCCACGATGTCGCGGACGCGCTCGTTGTCGAACTTCTTGAGTTCGGGGTCGCTCTCCCCGTCAATGGCCGGGTCATACGCGCAGAACACCTCAAGACCGTGGATGACCACGCTCTTGCCGTTGTCGGTGATGCGGTGCGAAGGATGGCTCATAATAGAAGTGTCTTGTATTGACGTACTTATGTCAAGGGTTATGCAAACACCCGATACGGAATTGCCGGAAGCGGATCAAAGGTCGGCAGGACACCGATCTGCTCGTCCGTCAGGTCGAAGGTCACGCGCAGGTTCGCGTGATATTCCGGGTGGCCCCGGGACACCATGTTCCCGTCAATGTCGTAGACGGCGGGAATCGGGCCGATTCGGTCAAGCGATACGCCCAATACCGGAACAAGGATGGTTTCGCCGTTGCCGATTTCTGCCGAACGCAGCAATCCAGCGGCTTCAAGCGCGGCATCCATCTGCGCCCTGACTGTGGTTCGGAGCATCAAGTCAATCATGTGGTCAGCACATTGAGTTCAGAAGCGGTTTTTGCGGTCGGCCAATACTTTATTTGACTGATGGTTCCGCAGTTGATAAATGCCCCAAACCCGGGCCGCGTAATCGCAAACTTGGTTGGTACTGCTATTGTCGTGCCAGCCCCGGTCTTGTTTCCCGTTGCGGACGATCCATTTATCGACACCGTCACCGCGCCAACGGAAAGCCCCGGGTCAGACACCACTCCAAACTTATACAGGGCGTTGTTCGTGATGTTTCGGCTTTGCTCTGCGCTCGTCGCGCCGTTTGCCCATCGTCCGATCAATGTAGTTCCGAGGGTTGTGTTTAGCACTCCCAACACAGGAACATCGGACGCATCTAGAAACCCAATGAGTGACGGGAACGACCCCGCAGAACGCTTGGTCTGAAAGCCGTTTACGGTCATCGTTCCGCCCGATGTATTGAAATTGACGGCGGAAATGTCGCTCATCACCGCAAAGTCGGCAACTCTGGTAGCGGTGCTTGCTCCGGTCGAAACAAACGACGAGGGACCAGCCCCGGATTCCATCATTGCTCCCCATAGCAAGAACGATGATCCGTCGCCGTGATATGCAACGCGCCCGAAGTTTGTGGTTGGTACGTCCATTGATGCCAAGTCCATCGGCACAATGAATCCAAAGTTGACCGCAGCGGCCAACGTGACGGTCAGCGAATATCGTCGCCATCCTGTCGCGGTATAAAGACCCGAAACGGTCAGCGAGGCATTGGTCGCCGTTCCTACCGCCGTGGCTGCTTGCTCAATGGCTCCCGTGCTCAAATTGAACGTCGCATACCCGAAATCCCCCGATGCCGACGAAACCACCAACCGAATCAATCGGACGCTACCGCTTCCGGGTTTTGCCCACACAGAAAACGTGTATGTTCCAGCCGCCGAAGCATACGATTGATAAATCGACCGCTGCTGATTATTGTTTGGTTCCGTAAACGAATTACCCGTAAACGTGTTGTCAGGCGCAGTATCCGCAGTCGCTGACGTTGCTGCATACGCAGTTTGCAGCGTCCAAAACGACGTGTTCGTTAGATTCGTTGAACTTCTCGTAAGGTTGGTCGTGTCTGCTTCGATCAGAAGTCCTCTTGCGGCGAACGTCGTTGGGTCGTGATCGAACCGCGCCTGATTCGTTGTGGCGTATTTCAGAAATCCATCTGATCCAACATACGACGGTCCCGTTCCGGCAGGGAAATTAGAGCCGCTTCCGCGAGTAAACGTAAAGCGTGAATCCAGCACCCCCGTC